AATCTTGCAAAATGAGCCATTACTGAAACCTATATTCGATGATAACAATGCCAGAGCCACCATTTTTTGAACCGCCCGTACTCCAACCAGCACCGCCACCACCGCCAGTGTTAGTTGACCCTGCACTATGTTGCCAAGTATTAATCGCTCCACCGTTACCGCCACCGCCAGAACCACCAGATGCAGGGCTTGGAGCATTATAAGACCAAGTAACGCCACCGCCTCCACCGCCTCTAGTTGCACTAAAGTGATAAGAGCCAGAACCGCCATTACCGCCATGATGGGTTGCTCTTGCGTGACCGTTTTGACCAGCCGAACCAGCGCCACCGCCACCGCCTCCTGCTAGTCTAGAGCCAGAGCCACCATTATTACCCTGACCACTTATTCCGCTACCGCCTGAGTAGGTTGTTGTTACAGATGTAGCGAACCCTGCACCGCCACCAGAGCCACCGCTTCCAGCAGGGGCAAATGGATATGTTCCGTACCAGTTTTCGGTAGCCGCACCACCACCGCCACCAGTTGAGGTATAGCCATAGAATGAGCTATTCCCACCGCTACCACCTGTCGCTGTGTTATAATTTGAATAAGAACCACCACCGCCACCGCCTACACTGACGTAATGGTTTCCTGTTCCAATACCAAAATTTAAGTATCTATAGCCCCCTGCGCCACCGCCACCAATACCAGTGCCGCCGCCGCCCCCTGCAATAATGAGAGCATAAACACTATTTGACCCTGCTGCATTTCCTGCGTTTGTGACGTTTAAATAACCAGAACTGTAAAAATAGTGCCTACGCCAAACACCGCTATTATTTACACTTCCACCAGTAGCATAAACATAAGAAGGTGAACTCGTGCCATAAAATTGGCTCATGCTTATTGTGCCGCTTGAAGGTATACCGCTATGACCTTCGTAATATTCGCTTAAAGAGTGAGGTGCAGAGCCTCCAAATTCAGCCGCAATGTTTGCTAGTGATATTGCCCCACTGCTTTGTAATGTCATATTTAGCCCTCAATTATAGCTCTTAGTCGCTCTATTTCATCTTGCTGTTCTTTTATGGCTTCGATTAGCAACCCAACCATATTGCCGTAAGCAACGGTTTTTATACCTTCGTCATTTGTCATTACCACCTCTGGCAAAACTCTTTCGACTTGTTGAGCAACAACACCAGTATGTCGTGGATTACCCTCTATGTCTTTACGATTATAAGTAACCCCTTGGATAGCTTTTAGCTTGTGAACAGCGTTTTCTATTGGCTCAATATTATCTTTTAGTCTTTCATCTGAGTAAGCTGTTACGTTACCGTTAGCAGTCCAGTTCCCACTGGTATCACAATAAGCACCCCAAGAACCCCAATTTGATGTTAAAAATCCTTGCGTTCCACCAGAGCCGTATATCTGAAAATCCCAGCCACCATCGCCACCATACCCAGTAATACCCACAGTGTTGCCAGAACCACCTTGTATTTTTAAATTGTCGTCACGCTCTTGAATTAATGTCGGCCCAGAAGTGTCGCCTATTTCAACAGTATCAAATTGGGCTGTTGCGTCTGGTCCGTATGGCGTAAATCCTAAAGCCGTTGTTACATCGCTTGAACCTATTGCACTGGTATAATGAGGAGCGGCTGTATTTGTAGCGTTTGCCGCAATACCATTAAGCTTTGTATGGTCAGCATCGGTAAACACATTGCTGTCAGACGCACTTTCCACAAGCGTTCTTATTTCAGCCGCAGTTTGGTCAGCCGTTGCTGAAGCCTCGATACCGTCCAATTTAGTACCATCGTTTGCAACATTTCTGCCGTCAACATTACCACTCACAACAATATTTCCAGTAACATCTAGACCGCCGGAAGTAGCTTCAGCTTTTGTAACTCCTGCCAACTGAAGTTTTTTAAAGTCATCAGCTATGACAGTAATAGAAACTTTTGCACTGCCACTGAGAGATAAAGCACTACCGCCACCGCTACTTTCGCTAGGAGAGCGCGTTAATGTTGTACCACTAGCAGTATAAGTTCCTGTTCCTATTTCCCAACTAGAGCCATCCTCAATGACGTACTGAACAACATCGCTATTTGCTACTCCTGCATCCGCAAAGGATTGGAAGCCGGTTTCTGCGCTGCCCAGAGTTATGGTTCCGGCCCCCGTAGTGGAGGTATTCATCTTGGCCCTGTTAAAAAGTTTTGCCATGATGCGCTCCTACTCTATGTAAGCGTTAAGATACCGTTAGTTCCAATATCTATTGTAAATGTATCGCCATCATTTAGTGTTAGTGACGAACCATAATCATAATACCCAACAATTGGATCCGCTGGTGATGTTGGCGTGTCATTATAGATAATGACATATCTAAAAGGCGCGACTGAACCACCTGACGCTGTTAAAACTAAATCATCAGCCGAAAGCTTGTATGTGCCGCTAGTCTGCGTGCTTGTGACATTTTGCAATGTTCTTGCAGAAAGATTAGTGTAACTAATTTCTGTAACATTTGCTAAAACACCGTTTCCATCAGCCGCTGCATTTGTTCCTGCTGTTGGATCTGTGTTAGAGAGCGCAATTTTAAACGTGTCTGCGTTCATATCCATTGCGTTAGCCAGATTGACCACAAAGTCATTAACTTTTGTAAAACTTGCCATTTATCCAAAACTCCTAATTCTCATTCTGTGGCCTGATCCGCTAGACTTGGCCTGTTGGTCTTCCATATTTGTACCACTTATTGCGTTTTGATACAACTCCGCCCAAACTTTCGTCCGGGCATCTTCACCTAAGTACGGGGCGCTGTGTGTCAGGGCTCCGTAAAGATAAATATCTGGGTAGTAAGTTAAAACCCAGTTTGTCGCAATACTATTGCTCAACGCCTCTATTCTTTCGTAGTAAAGCATCTCAATAGTATAATCCTGATCCGGCGTTGGATAAACTTCAAATGATCCATCTACCGGGGCATAAAATCTTGGGGTTCCTGAGGAATTGCTCTCAGCTCTTTTATCCATTAATTCGCTAAGAGTTATAAGCTCCAATCTAAATTCTGTAGTACCCGTCAACATCAAGCGTATACCCTCAATAAAATCGAGTGGGAAAGCTGTGTATTGAGTATCTAAAAGAGCCACCTTCCGGCTCTCCATTCTCCAGTGCCTGAGGCGTCTATTCATATCGGCCTCGGCTAGAGTTATAAAATCAGGAATAACTGAAGTAAGATCGTCACGATTTAAAAAATCTGCTATCGAATTTTTTAAGTCGGTATAGTTTGCAATACTCATAGCGTGCTTTCTCTTGTTCTAGTCCAAGCATTATCGCTATCATTTAGCCACTTAAATAATGCCTTAGGATCGTCAGCGATACCCTTACGCTTTAATTCGTAGTATATTGGCAGCGGTATTGAGGCAACTTTATTAACGTCCTTATGTCTCTTATCCATATTGTTTCTCTGCTTTTTATTAGCCTCCACAATTGGTTTAACGTCCATAACTGTCTCAACGACATACTCACCCTTGCCAGTTACGTGCCAATACTTCTTTATCCCGGTTACTGGATCATGGCTCCATAATCTTTTCATCTTATATAAGTCCTTGTTTTTAAAGGGCTATTCCCTGGGAATAGGGGCAACAATTAAGCTGCCCCTAAAGTTATTATGATGTTGTGAGATCGAACACGCCGGCGTGGCCAGCCTCATTGGTAACTTGGAGTCCCATTTCGCCTATGACCATTTTTCTGGTTGCGTCTCCAGTTTTAGCTAGATCAACGGTCTGGATAGGACGTAGAACAGCGATTTCTGCTAACTCTGGGTCTAGCAGAAAGCAGTCTCTTTCTCTTTGAAAAAGGTTAACTACACAGGATAAGCTCCCAAAATCCGACAGATACACATCAGCCGCACCGATAATGGTGGTTGGACCATCACTTGGAGCCATGTAGCGCTGTGCAGCGATACCAGCAAAACCTGATACTTTGGTTTTGTTGAACGGGCCAGTCATCATGATTGATGGCTTACCGCCAGAAGTATACGCTAACTGCATTGCTGATTTTAACATAGCCTCAGTAAATACGGCCTGTGTTCCGTCAGTACGAGCGTCAGTACCGTCACCAGTTGGGCTTGCAGGACTTCCTGCTGAACCCATAACGTCGTTAGTTGCAATCCATGCACCTAAGCCAGCGGTCTCACGCGGTGTACTTGAGTTTCCTGCTACGGCGGCGTTATTATCCGTGAAAACAGCCTCGTAGTCTCGGCGGAGCTCACGTCCTCGCTTTGCAACTTGCATCGCCATTTCATCAGATCGCCCGGCTAAGGACTGATCAGATAGGTTGTCAGCGACGATAGCTGTTCTACGCAAAATGTGCGTATAGTTACCGACGCGAGTTGTTGCAGATGTACTGTCGAAAGTGTCTCCGACATTATCGCCATCAGCTCTCGCCGTTTTTGAAACAGCGTTTAATGAGTCAGTCTGCCACTCAAAATATGTATTGGAAACATTGACTGTTCCAAGGTTACTTTGCAGTGGGACCTCTTCGGGCGAGATCGAGCTGATTACGTCCGAAAGCTGTTCACGAATACCTTTGGCGTCAAAGGATGTGAACGTATTGGTAGTTATAGCCATTACAGCCTCCTAGAGTAAGTGTTTAATTGCGGCAGCGGCGTCAGCCACTTTGCCAGTTTGACGTGCGCGTTGTAGCGCTTGTTTTTGCTCAGTCTTAGGTTTTGGCTGCGTGTTTCGAGATCCAGCTCTTAGAGTTCTGGGCTGTTGCTTCTTAGGCTTAGTCTTTGCCTCCGTCGCTTTAGTCTGCCCTTTGTCATACAGCATGGCTTTCCTCGCTACTTTTACAAGTGTCGCATTTGTTAATCCGCTAATGTCTTGCTCCGAAAATCCTTCTCCAAGGAGAAAGTCACGGACCTGTTTAGCCTCATTCGCTGCGACTTTTGTATCGCGCCACTCCGGGATTAAGTCGGGCAAAATTTCTCGCTGCTGCGCTTGGTATTGCATTTGCATATTTTGAATACGCTCCGCTTCAACCTGTTGCATTCGCTCACGCTCGGCCTTAACGGCTTCAATAGAAGCTAGTCGCTCCTTTTGCTGTTTCTGCCAAGCACGTTCTGCCTTCCTTGCCATGTTAGGATCCTGATCATACAGAGTGTCCCAATCTGGCTCCGGCTCCTGTTGCTCTAAACGATCCTGCAATGCAGGAAGCATTTGAGCATATTGAGCACGTTCACGCTCCATCTCAATTGCTTGAGCTTCTACTGATTTTCTGTATTCAGAAAGCTCTTGAGTTTTGCGTGTATAATCTCTTTGTCTTAGGTTTCCGCGCCTGAGCTCTTCAACAGTTATCTCCTCGCCGTCTACTTCGACTACTTGTCCAAGTATGTCCAGAGATGCGTCTTCGAACTCTTCTGCTTCCTCTTCAACTTCAAGACCGTCTTCAGATACTTGCGTATCCTCGGACATTTCGACTTCTTCCACCTGTTCTTCAACTTGTTCAGCTTCAGTGGTTTCAGTCTCAAGCGCAACCTGTTCCTCCGTCACGGTATCCTCTTGGGGCGTTAGTAAGGCTTTAATTGCATTTCTTGCTGTGTTCAGATCAGTCCCTCTCGGGTTGTTGGCTTCTGACATTGCTTAACTCCGTATTATGCGCTATTTTCTATTTTTTTCAATAGTAGCGTTTTGTTTTAATCTGTGCAGCATAGTTTTTACATTTTCAATGCCGCACGCTCTACCAAAAATAACCTCCCGGCCATCCTTGTCACTGGGGTCAGATTTTTTAAATTCTTCCCAGATCTCTGCTTCCAGCTCATCTATAAAACGAGGTAATTCTGTATTTAGAAGCCTGTCAGCCTCCGCCCCGTCATCTATGATTTGCTGCCTAGTTTTCTTTATCATCTACAGCGCCTTTTAATACTTCAGCCTGAGCCTTCATAACTTCACGATTGATCGCCAGATCTGATCTGATTTTTTCGACGTTTAGCTGCGTTCCATACTTAGCCTTCATTTCTTCAGCCTTAACAAATAAATCAGCGTCAAGCTCATCTCGTTTACGATCATCATCCATCATCATTTTTTCGCGCTCTAAATTAAGCTCCGCCGCCTTTTTCTGAATGTCGGCCTGTATCTGCTGGATTTGAACGGCAATGAGTTGCTCTTGAATATCTGGCTTATCCTCTTCTGGAGGCGGTTGGAATTGTGCCGGGTCACTCCAGAATTGCGAGGTATCTTTAAACCCGGCAAGCTCTGTCATCGCCTTCAGTGTATTGGCAAGCTTATTAATGTCAGTCAGTGGGTTTACAGCGCCCATAGTCTGCATTGCCTCTCTCTGCATCTCACCAATCTGTTTGAGCATCATCATACGCTCAGTGTCTGTGCCACGCCCAAGAGCGACACGGACAGACACGTCCATATTGCTATTCCAAGTACGGGGATCTATCGGGATAAAATCGTTAGTCAGCCGTACCATGCGCGGCGCGTCTTGGTGCGTGGTTAATAAGTGTAGAACAATTTTATATAGTTGCTTCATGCCAGTCTCGGCAAATATGCGCGCAATCAGCTCTATGTGTTGCTGTGCGGCGCTTACAGTGGCGTTAACGGCTGCCGCCGTCGAAGACTGCAAGGCTCCAGCGTCGAGCCCTGCTGAGGCTTTTGAGATGCCTGTACGGGCCTCTTTAAGCTCATCCATATACTTTAAGACCGGGAATGCCTGTTGACCGACAAATGGCATACTGAGCATTTGAACGGCTCCATTTTGCCTCTGGCGGATTATGGATCCGACTTCGGTTGACATGGCGTCGTCTAAATTAACCATACCCTCAGTAATCGCCATGCGTGGGTGAATAGACATTGAGAGACTGTCTAGAGTATTACGCATGATAGAAGATTTGATTTTCTGTATATCCATGACGGCGTCGGCGACACTCATACCGAAGAAATCGTGAGCCTCTGGGTCCGGGCAGAATACAGCAAATGGAACGACTGAGCACGGCTCGTTCATAAGAACGATACTCTCATCACCTACAGTGCAAACTTTTCTAAGCTCTGCTATACCATCGCCATCATAATC